AGGCGGGCGGGGAAGTCCCCACCTCGACCACAAAGCATTCCTCGACGTTGCCCTCCCATACACCAAGGCCCTTCAAGATGGTTGCGCCTTTTACGCCGACCTCCGATAGCGCTGTCAGCGTCGCGGTCCCTGCTTCCTCGGCCGAAATATCCACGCCGTCCTGCGTTGTCAGGCCAACGTAGATGCGATAGATGGTTGCGTGGTTCATGGCTTCACCCACACACCCTGAAGGGCCTGAGCGATGTTGTTGGCTGCGTCTCGCCGCGCCCTAACCGAGGTGCGGCGGGCCAACCCGGTGGCCGTCAATGATGCAAGCACAAGCTCGACTACCTGCTCGGCTGTCATCGTCGCCGCGCCCAGCACCCCCAGCTCCTCACGCTCATCGGCAAAGAACGTCAGCTCGCGGGGGCCCTCCTCGGTTGACACGCTAATCGTGGCGGACACGTAGGTGTCGGTTCCTCCGCGGTCGTAGCTACGTACGACCGGCGCTCCCACAATATTCACGGAGTGAATGCTAAAGTAAACGCTCATTCCCTAAGCTCCTGTTGTGATGGTGTCTTCAGTGTTTGTGAAATCGTCCACTATTCCTAACTCCGTCCGGAGCCACTTTTCTTGCAGGTTGCGTTCCTGGCGCCACGTGGCGCCCCAATATGCGGCGTAGCTGGCGGTGGCAGTGGCGGCGGTGACTGCGGCGTCACGCGCGGCGGCGATGGCGGCCCAGTGTGCGCCGACGGCGGCGATGGCGTGTTCTTTCGTCCGATTCGCGAACCAACGCGAGAGCCTAACTATCACGTCCGTGATATCCCCTAGGTCCTTCTCGGCCTTTCGATCCACCCCAACGCACTTGTCGTGCTGCCTCTCGACTACGCCACCGGGATGGCTGACAATCCACAGCCGAAGTCCTGGGGCATCTAGCAAGGCATCAACGATTCGCTCGCTTGAGTGCATGCCGTAGTGACAGCACACTACGCGCCTTGGGTCTTTGACCGAGAGGGTCTCACCCTCCACAACTTGGCGATTGTCACCATGTTGCAGGGTGCCTTCTGCGTTTGTGAAATGAAAGTGCATGTTAGTCTCCCGTTGTGATTCGGTGTAGCGCATGCCTGCAGGTTAGCATCCCGCGCGAGCGGCGGGGGCACCGCAATTCTCATGGCGTCCCTTCTTTCTTCTCGTGTTCCTTGTTCAGCTTCTTGCAGACGGCCTCAAGCTCGTTGATGCATCTCCCAGGGAACAGCATGACTGCTCCGCCACCTATTCGACCAACGTACCAGCACCCATCCTTAGGGACACGCCGCACTTCAAACTCTGGTTCCGGCGCAGCCTCGACCAGCTCTAGGTAGCCTAGCTCGCCGTACATAGATCGACAATGAGCCGGTTGCGGCCACTCCCACGAGCCATCGGCGTCGAACACAGCATCTGTCGCCGAGGTGACGACGCCCTCAATCCAGCGCCCACGACCACTATCAGAGCAGACTTCCTCTATGGTATCAAAATTCCACAAAGGGCGCCCGTCGATCTCGTACCACCTGACGCGGTCACCGATTTTGAATTTTCTCATGGCTCACCCTCGCCCGTGCCATTGTTTAGCTTCTCGCAGAGAGCCTCGAGCTCGGCGCGGCAGGACTCAGGGAAATGCGACAGAGCTTCAGGAGAGTCGGCCTCTCGCAAGAGCAACTCACCGCATATTGTTTCAGTCATCTTGAACTTCGGTGTCAGAACCGCCTCGACCAGTTCGAGGTACCCCGGTTCGTCGTAACGGGCTAATGTGTGCCCAGGTTGGGGCCAGCGCCACCTACCTACCGCAAAAGTATCATCATCCGCCACACTGGTAACGACACCATTCATCCAACACCCAGAGCCTCCTGTTGATGTAATGAACTCAAAGCTCCACAACGGAGTGAAACCAGACTGGTACCACTTGACCTTGTCGCCGACTCGAAACTGGCGCATCTCTCAGTCCCTTTCGATTCTGTCGCCCTGTTGAACGTATATTGGATGCCACATGCCGCTAGCGCCGCGCCACCAGGGCTTGCCACCAGCGTCGACGTGGATTCTTGCTTCCAAGGTAGATGCCTCGCGGGCATAGAATGAGGCATTCTCGCTTTCGTACTGTGACGGTCCAAGGACGTGCGCTTTCATCGGGGCACCCCATAGCCGTAGAGCCCACGGAGCTCTTCGGCATTTTCCAGGTGGTTGTACATGTGGGCAAGGCGGAACTCTCGTTCGGTCTCACTGAGGTCGGACCATAAACCAAAACGTCCAGAGTAGCAGTCCGGGCCGCAGTATTGTCGCGGCCAGTACCCGCGGCGCGCCTGTGGACTTCCTCGAAATTCGCGTGGCAGCGCCGCAAATGCCGCAGCCGCGGCCGAAGGTCCATATCGACCAGAAAGGCGTGCCGTGCGGTAGGCCAGATACCAGCGATCGCGTTGTGAGATCATTAGAGCACCTTGATGCGCAACCCTATCTGGTAGCGCTCGAAATCTTCGTATTCGAATTCTCGGAGCCACGCGTAGTCGCTGACCGAGACGATGCCGGTGCCCGAGCTGTTGGGTTGGTACTCGTACCCTTCGAGTAGCTCCGGATAGTCGCGCTCGCCCGCCTCGGCGTCCGCGATGGCGCGCTCAAAGCGCTTCTTTGCGGTTGCCGGTGAATAGACGGTTTGCGTCCTCTCGTAACCGCCGTCGCACCATCCATCAAAACCGTACGCCTCGTAAATTTCGTCCTCGGGAATGGGGGGAGATTCGTCGAGCATGATATCCCAAGCGTCCGCGAAAGAGCGCGCCCGGATGAGCATCTCTGGCCCACACTCCTCCCCAAAGACCCAGAGCGGACCGTCCCAATCGTCATAGACTCTGAGCGGATAGACGCTGCACCATGGCTCTTTGTACGCTTGTGTCCACGCCATGGTGATTTCGGTGTTCGGGCGGATGTTGAAGGTTGGCATGTTGCTTGTCCCTCGTGGTAGTAGTGCCGAGACACCGCCAGCCGGGGTAGGACCGGCCGCGCTCTCTCGGGGCTACTGCTCGTCGCTAATTGCGGCCAGCGCAAAACGGGAAGAATGTGCTCTCTGAACACGTCGTGCCCACTCTGGCTCTACTCGACAACAGGACGCACGTGCCCAATTCCCGTCCCTGAGCGCACCGACCGCTTTCCATGCCTCGCCGACGCTGTACCCGAAAAGCGGGCATAGGGTGCGAAGCATCGCCGCTTCGATCAGATCGGATAGGGTCTCCATTGCGCTCTCCGTGTCTCTGGGCTACTACTCGCCGCGCTGTGCCTCGGCGTCGCTGATGATTCGAGCACACTCGGCGCGGGCCTCGTCGTCGCCGAGGACGAGCGCCCGCAAGCAAAGCAGGACCTGCTCCGTGTCCCAGGCCTCTTCGGCCTCTTCGCGGAGTTGAATGATCTGCTCGTCGGTGATTGTATTGATCGTTGTCATCGTTCGTCCCTGTACTCTTTGTCACACGAATGACGAATGGCGCTGTCCTGCGATTCGGGAATCGCTTCACCCCTGTCTGTTTCGTCGTCGAGAATCGCGTTGATGCGATAGATACCTTTCTTCCAAGAGCCGCCTCCTGTCTTGGCTTCCTCCAATGTGCTACGTAGTGCGTCTCGCAATCGTGTTTCGAGACGCGACCAATCCATCTTTCTCATGTCGCACCCTCTCCTGTTTGTGTTCGTGGCCATCTAGTAAGCACGACTCGTGCCAACATTTTCGTCAATGTTTCCGCAGACGCAATGCAGCATTTGTGGGGGCAGCACACCACAGTGTGGTGGACGGTCTGCACCCACTTGATGCGCCGCGTCACACTTCCCGCGGAGCGGGGGCAGCTCGACGGGGAGCGGGCGCATCGCTCAAGCCGCCGAGGCAAGTGGGTCATTTGACCCACTTCGGCGGGGCATTCTGCCCCATCTCCGCTGCGGCTGCTCCCCAAAGATGCCGCTTCTATCCTAACGATTACAGCCTAGTACGTTGCCCTACGTATATGGTTACGTATGGCAACCAACTCACTCCTAATCATTACGCTTTTCTTTGAGGAGCAGGGGGCGTTGGGGGCCCACCCCCACCCCCAAAAGCGCCCCCGGGGGTTGTTAGAATGGGTCCCCCCTCTTCTACCCCCGCGAAAGTGGGGAGGAAACGGGGGAACCTCGGGTGGGCGGCATCCCTCTTGCATATCAAGCCCCCAAAAACGAGGGAAGAGCCCCGCTTCGCGGGGAAGGGGCTACGAGATGGATGGAGGACGAATGGATTGCCACGCGTTTGCGGGGCGTTTTGCGGGGTGTTTGCGAAGATTTGGGGTATACTACCATCAGATGGAGTCCGATAACCAGCAATTGGCATGCTTTTTGACACGGAAAGGAGAGACGATGCCCAGAAAGCCCTCCCCGAAGGGGGGAAGCCCCTCAAAGCCGAAGGAAAGCCGAGAGACACCGAAGGAAAGCGCTACAAAGCCCCCCGCTGACGCGGGGAAAGCCCCCCCTGCGGGGGGTAAGACGAGGGGGAGCAGGCGAGCGCCTGCATCCCCGCTCGATATCAGCGTCCTTGCCCGCAAAAGGGTGAGGAAGATGATTAAAATCCTTGATGAAATTGCTGCGAACAAGGAGGGACCCGCTGCTGCACGTGTTTCAGCGGCGAAGGAGCTGCTCAACTTGGCGAAGATGAATCCCGATGACTTGCGGGGGCTCCCCGACAAGGAGCTGTACGCGGTTGTGCGGGCAATGGCCAAGATGGAGGGGAAGAAGTTCGAGAAGGAGCTTCTCGCAGAGGTGAAAAAGCAGGAAGCTGCCTCCCCGCAGGGGGGCTGCCCCCCGGGGGGCCCCGAAGGGGCTGTGCCGGCCCCTTCGGGGCGGCCAGCGGGATTTAGCGGGAGGATTCTGAGCAAGGAAGAGGTGGAAGCCATCGAAAAGAGGGAGAGAAATTAGGGGTTGACAAAATAGACTAAATCAGTGACACTCTGAGGAAGTGATTGTGGAAGAATGGTGGTCAAGGACCCCAAGGGGTCCTTGGCCACCCTATTCCAACAACTTTCAACTCAGAGTGTCAGAAAGGAGCCCTTCAAGATGGCAAAAGGTAATGTTTACAGCGTTGAATGTGCCGCTTGCGGCGCGGCGAAGGGAGAGGCGTGCAAGACTCCGCGCGGCGGTTACCGGGCTCGGGTTCACGGTGTTCGTAGTGACGCAGCGCAGCAAACTGAGACAACGCCGCGGAGTCTGCTTTGTCCGACGTGCGCTGCCGCCCCAGGTGAGAAATGTTGGGCTATGACCCGCGCAGCGCCGGGGAAGAAGGGGTGGGAGTACGCGCCGTTCAATCGCAGGAAGAACCGCTATTGCACTGCCCGCTGGGCGTTGCTCAACGGTGGCACATTTCTTGATTCGCAGGAAAGCGCGGCCGACTGCGGTCTCTTTGCGGAGGACTTCCACGAGAGTGCGACGGAGGCGGGACTCCTCGCCGAGCTGGATGAGCCGTTTGATTGGGCCACGCTGACTGATGCGGAGGGGCTTGACTGGGCCATCGCAGCACTTTCCGCGGAAGCCCGCGTTGCCGCGGCGCATCGCGAGATGGCGAGGGCGCAATGAGCAAGTTCAACGTCATTGTGCGTCGGAAGGGTCAGGGCTTCCACATTGGCATCAACGTGAAGCACTGGAGGGATGTTGGCGCGGCGCTGAGAGTGGCTGGAATGCGCGCGGCTGCCGCAGTTTCTTGGGGGTGCTTCTATAGGCAGCCCCCGAAAAAGCAAGTCAAAGCTGTGACGAGGCAGATGACGAACGAGGATGTCGCAACCATGTTTGGAGAGGAAGCGCTGAGTGATGAACAAGCTTGAGGAATTTGATGGCTTCGCGAAAGAACTCGCCGCCGCGGTGGGGGGACAGCGCGGCGCTGCCCAACGCTGCCCTGCGCTATCCATCTTTGCTCCGCTGTCCCCCAAGGGCGTCCGGAGGCCCCGCGCAGTGTTCACAACTGAAGAGTGGGTTGTGCGCGCCCCCGGAAGCTGGTAGTCTTTGCTCGGAAGTGCTAGGAAGTGCTCAGAACAGCAACGAAGAGTCCCGGAAAGCGCGAAGGTGACAGATGAAGAGTGAGATGAAGAGCAACATCGCAGCGGCCGATGTTGGGCTCGAGGGTGTTACGCTGGCCGCTACGCGGACCAGCAACTTCATTGGCTGTGAAGACGCGAGCGCTATCACAGTACTCTACGCGGCGACCCGCGATGCGTACACGGCCCTCCACTTCGAGGTGGACTGGTACAAGACCTCCCAGGGAAACGCGGCGCCGACCGCCTACGAAAGTCTTGGAACCGCTCCTGCGGTGAGTTCAGGCGAGCTGGTGAGTGCCCTCTACCCTGACAAGTACACGCGCACCACAAGCGCTAGTGAGAACAAGTCGTTCACCATCCCCTGCAAGGCACGGTTCATGAAACTCCGCGTCAGCGCCACCAACGGCGGCGCAAGCGACCTCATCACCGTTGACCTCGTTCGCATCAAGACAGCCTAATGCGGTACACTAGCGCACGAATGGTCTCCGCGACCGTCTTCAGCGGGGACATGGCGGGTAGTCTGCTTTGGGACAGCACACAGGCTTTGACGCTTGGAACGAGTGCTTCAACTTCACATGGCCTTGGCGTCGGTGATGTTCTTATCGGTGGGGCTTTAGAAGTCGATGGAACTACCTACTTTGATGGCACTGTACAGCTTCAAAATAATGGAGGAAATCCAAGGATACATTTTGGAACCAGTACCGGTACTACTTATCATATAGGTGAGGTAGCCGACAGTATGTATTATCAGTCAGCTTATGGTGGACACAGATTAGTACATGGGTCTGATTGGAATACTGTAAGTAGAGGCGTTGTAGAGATAGGGCAGGCTAATGCTAATAGTGAGTTGACCGCGTCTTCAGGTAGACAATATGGAATAGCAGTAGGTTGTAGCAATACCGTTCTAGAAATAGCTCAATCAGGAACCGCAGGCTTTTCAGCTATTTATAGTAATGTTACTGATACTTCTTCTGGAAGTGGGCAAGACTATGCCCTAGATTTAAACTGGGGTGGCTCACCTGTTTTTCAAGTACAGGATGATGGAGGTATCTTTGCAAACTTACCGACCAGCGATCCTGGCACAGCTGGATACCTCTGGGTTGATACTACGGCGGATTATGTGGTTAAGGTTAGTCAGGGGTAGGATTCTTTAAACCATTGGGAAGTGGAAGTGCAGGAGGACAAGCTCCTGCGCGACCACCTGTAACGGAAGTTGAGTAGGGGAGAAGGCACAAATGGCTAGCGTTATTGCACGAAGGCGTCTCGAGGCACCGATTGGTACGGCGGCGGGCGATATCGCCACCGCAATCAACGAGCTGTTTCCGGGTATTGCCCTCGCCGACGCGAAGCAGTTCCATGTGAATCGGGACAATGGCAATGTGAATTGCCTCCTTCGGTATGATGACGAAATGACATTGAGCGAGGCGCAGGCGGCCATCGCCGCTGGTGAAGACTTGCTCATCATCGATGTGATTCCCGATTAACGCACGAGTGAGAGAGGAGAGCCCCATGGAGTTTCTGGTTCAGAAGGTAAGCGAAGAGTTTGAGCTTGATGCGGTCGCCGAAAATACGGCGTGCGAGGTCGCGTGGTTCTATGATGAAGCTTTCGAGCAAGTCGATGAGCTGCTCGTTCGCCGCGTCCGCAACAAGGAGGGCAAGGAAGTCCTCATAGCAAAAGCCGCGGGCAAGGTCTGGGTCGACTCGAAGGAGATGCGCAAGATTGCCAATGCCCCCGGCGGCGTGGCGTTGTTCGGGACACGACAATCGGCGGACGCTGCTGCGGACAAGGCCGTTTCGTGGCGACTTGACGACGAGCCTGAAATGGCTGGTCTCAATCCACCGCCGTCTGCCGCCGACGACATTCCCTTTTGATGTGAGCCATTGATGGACTTCCACACTGCACCGAAAGACCCCGAATTGCAGGTAGCCTCCCGTACTTGCCTATGGGCGGAGCTTCCTGAATCGGAGCAGCACTTCTTGCTGCGAACTTGGGTCGGCCAGCATTCTCGGTTCAACCCCGCCCGCCTTGAGAAGATTCGGCGCAGTGTGTTGTCGTATCTGAACCGGCCGGGGCACTTCGTCACGGTTTTGTATTTCCCCTGCCCCGACCGCCCCGAGGCCGAATGGAGAATCGTTGGATTTGGGGCGGCTTCACTTTCGGCAATCCACTTCGTCTATGTGCGCCCACCTTACAGGCGCTTGGGGCTGACAGCCGTGCTGTTCCCTACCCTGCCCCCGCACATTGCCTGCACGCACTGGGCGAAGTGGTTGCCGATAACCGGGACCTGGCGACATCGCGGCTCCGTGCTGGAGTACGTAGGCGCGCCGGGTATCCCTCAGCCGGAGAGACCACATGTTGAAAGTTAAGACCGCCATTTTGCTTATTCCACTTCGCATCAAGGGGCAAGCGCGGACGACCCTGTCGGGTGATGACTTTGTGCTAACGCTCGAAGGCGACCTGCTGCACATTCGCTTTGCGGACAAGCGGGACCGTAGCAGCGAGGTGGTCGAACGGCATTGGGTGTTGAGTAGCTCACAGTATGCTCGATTGGAGGTTGAGGATGAGTAAGGGAAGTAAGCCCCGCCCACGCCAAGTCAGTTTCGACGAGTACGCGGAGAATTGGGACAAGGTGTTTTCTCCTCCCCCCGCGGATTGCTGCCCTTACGGCGAGGAGCACTGCCCTTGCTGGGAGGATGGGTACACGTGCTGCGAATGTGGCCAACGGCGCCGCGCTGAGTAACTGATGCCCCCCAAACGCAACCCCACCAAACCAAACTCCCGCGCCAACGACCCTTTCATCGTTGAGCGCGTGGACCTCCTCCCGCCTGAAGCCAAGGCGGTTTTGATTGAAGAGGCAAAGCGCCGGCTGGGGATGCGTGAGGGATTCTTCGAGAACATTGAGGAGCTGATTGAGTCCCCCGATGGTTTCGGCATCACCACCATATCCCCGCTCCAGCGAGCCGTTTGTCGGTTGGTCGAAGGGCGTCCGCTAACCAAAGCCCTGGTCGAAGACCCCGAAGCCCACCTGGCGGATGCGCTTGGCATGACGCAGCAGGAGTTGGAGGCGTTTGAGGAACTCCGTCTTGCGACGGGGTGCTCCATCCCCAAAGAGGTGATGGTCATCGCCGGAATCCGCACGTTCAAGTCGTTGCTGATTGCGGCGAGCGCCATCATGGCCACGCAGCGCATCGAAATCCCTGACATGGTGGGAGCCGGTGAGATTCCCCGCTACTCCATCATCAGCCTGAAGAAGGACAACGCGAAGGTCGTTCTCATGCACCTCCTTGGTGCGCTGCGGAAGAAGAAGGTTGCTGCACTGCGGGTGGACGAGAAGGAGCTGAAGAAATGGAGCGATTGGGATGAAATCATCAAGGAGTCCGCGGCGGACACTATTGGTTCGGTGTTCCTTTGGCATCCGTCTGGACGGCCTATTGAGATTCGGGTTGTCGCTGGGCAACGGGCAGGCGGGTCCACAGTATCTCGCTGGGCTGCTGGCATTGGGCTTGACGAGGCCCCGCGTATGGTGGGGGCCTCTGAAGGTGTTGTCAACTACGACGATATCCGGACATCGGTTCTTGGGCGTCTCCTTCCAGGTGCGCAGCTTTTCAGTATGGGCTCGCCTTGGGTTAATGCGGGACCGGTGTTTGACAGGTTCAACGAGTTCTGGGGAAGGCCCTCCCCCAAAACGCTGATTGTCGTCAAGGCTAAAGGGCCTTGGCTCAACCCGATTTGGTGGACCCCGGAACGCTGCGCGGAGTTGAAGGATAGCGACGAAGTTGCCTGGCAAATGGATGTTGAAGCCGAGTTCGCCGACGCGGGCGAAGCGTTGTTCGTCCAAAGCATCATTGCCCTGTGCACGCGGACGGCTGGCCCCGATGGCATCACGGTCATCCCTTATCAGCACGGGCATGAGTACGCCGCAGCGATGGACCCGGCTACCCGTGGTAACGCGTGGACGCTAGTGATTGTTGATAGGTCGCGGTTCATTGCAGAGGGGGGCAAGCTCGAGTCGAAGATTCGTGTGGTGTGGTATCAGCAATGGGTGGGCAGCCAGCTCAATCCGTTCTCCCCCCGCCAAGCCCTCGGGGAGATTGCTGTCATCTTGCGGGACTACCACCTCGATTACGTCTACTCCGACCAGTGGAGCGCCGACGCTATCCGCGACTTGGCCCTCGAACGTGGGCTGTCTGTCATCCCCGAAACGTGGAAGCAAGGCGAAGAGGTCAACTTCTACCTTGGCATGAAAGCACTGATGACCGAGGGGCTGGTGGAGCTGCCGGACGACAACCAGTTTCACAAGGACCTTCGCTTGGCGCACCGCGTGGTGAATACACGCGGCCCGGCTGTTCACCTAGCCGAGACGGCAGATGGGCGCCACTGTGATTATACCCCAGCCTTCATCCGTGCGGCCTCTCGTTGGATTGACCCGCCAAAGAAGCCGGCCCCGCAGCCGGGGACAGTTGAGGCGCAACAGGAGCAGCTCGACAAATGGCGGGAGGACGCGTATCGTAAGGCCGTCGGAAAGACTGGTGGCCATTGGTGCGAACTGAACCCGAACACGGACCCGGACGCCGTGTTCAATCTTGGAAGAAGGAGCCCCTATGTCAACTGACTGGAGGGAGTGGATTGATGGCTAACAAGCCCTACAAGTTCACTACCAAGAAGCACAAGAAGGTCCTCCCCAAGGACCTTCGCGCGCTTCCGGGCGAGATTGTCACAACTGACATCGGCGACGATACGAAGGTCCATGTGCACGACCCCCGTCACATTCGCGGCAGCATCATCAAGGCCGCTGCGAAGAAAGAGAAGGAGGTCCTCAAGACCAACATCCTCGCCGAGAGCTTCCTGCGGACTTTGCTGACAGGCATCGCGAAACAGAATCGGCAGCGCGGCGTGGACCAGTATACCATCGACCTCTGCCGGGGCTGGCACCTCGCCAAGATGGCCCTCCACGCCGACCCAGACTTCTCCCTCAAGCACGTTTGGATGGAGAGCCCCAACGGCTGGGAGTTCAGCGTGCGTGGCGGTGCACCGCCCCCGGACCGTCCGAAGCACCTCAAAAACCTTCGGCTCGAAATCGACTTGACCGATTGGCCCCAGCGCATCATCGACTTGCTGCGGGAGGCCGGGATTCGGTTCGATTTGCTGATGAGTGACCTCATGTCCGCGAAGAAGCAAGCTGACTTTTGGAAGGCGGTGGACAATGCCCGCGGCGAAACGAACAGCTAGCAAGCCCCCGCAAAAGCGCGCGGTGAAATCAACAGAGGTTGACTTGACTGCGCTGCGGGGGAAGTTTGTGAAGGCAGCCTCTTTCACCCCTGAGGGCCGGTTGGTCAGCGTGGAGTTCTTCTCCCCCACCGAAATCTTCGATGCCAACCTGCGCCGAAGCACAGCGGCGACGATGGCGGCCGCTGAGAAAGCCCCTACGGGTGGTCCATCCGGCGCGGACTTTGACGAGACGCCCAAGATGTTGAACTACCGGAAACGAGCCGAGGAAGCCGCCGCAAACGGAGACAATGAAACCGCGGATGCGTATTGGGCGATGTACAATCGGGACAAATGGGAGAGCCTCTCAACTTGGTCAGGGTGATAGGAGGAAGACGTGCGTAGAGGAAGTTTCGACGGCAAGCGCCCCATTGCCGCAAAGAAGGACGGAACGACCACCAACCTTTGGTGGGAGGCCCCCAAGGATGCGCTTGCGAAGATGGTGTTCGCTACGGCGACGTACCTCGCTGACAGGCAGCGGAGGCGGATTGCTGCGAATCTTCATCACCTTCGTGTGTACAGCAACCGTCTTGCCACGTCGCTGAATGGCTCCGCGTTCACTGAGGGCATGAACAGCGGAGACCGTATCCGTTTGAACGCAACCAAGAGTGCCATTGACGCCGCGGTAGCGCAAATTGCCACGAACCAGCCCGGCGTCATGCATCTAACCTCGGGCGCCTCCTACGAACAACGGAAAAGGGCGGAGCGGCTCGATAAGTACGTGCAGGGGTGGTTTCATCACCTTCAGCTCAACATCGCTTGGCTGGGCGTGTTCCTTGACTCGTGCATTGATGGGCTCGGCGCGCTCAAGTTTGTGGCGAGGCAGAACGGAAAGATTGGCATCGAGCGCGTCCGTTCCGATAGCATTTTCGTCGACGACAACGAGGTCCAAGCGCTCGTCCCCGGTGCACCCCCGCGTTACATGCTCGAGATGCGTGCTGTTGGGCGAAATGTGCTCACGAGCAATCCGATGCTGAAGAAGTTCGCCAAGCAAATCGAGCAGGCGGAGTTCCTTGAGCAGGCCCACGCTTCGTACGCGGCCGTCGACGACCCTGTGACGCTCATCGAGGCTTGGAAGGTCCCCTGTGCGGGGAGTCCTGGGCGCCACGTCATCGCCGTCAGCAATCAGGTGTTCCTCGATGAGGAGTGGGCATTTGACAAGCCGCCCTTCGCTTTCTTCCGCTGGAACGATGCGCCCATCGGTTTCTACGGCATCGGCGCCGTTGAAGAGGTGCTCCCCATCCAAATTGAGTTGAACGTCATCGCGCAGAAGCTGCAACGGCTCATGCACTTTGCCACCAGTATCCTGGTGAAGAAGCAGGGCTCGATGCAGCAATCCATGACGAACGAGGACTGGGCGGTGTACGAGTACATCGACACCCCGCCGCAGGCCATCAACATGACCGCCGCGTCCGGCGAGTTTTACAACCAGATTGACAGGCTGTATCGGACCATCTACGAAATCCTCGGCGTTTCTCAGATGAGTGCCACCGGCACCAAGCCTCCCGGCCTCTACTCCGGCGATGCCATCCGCCTTTATCATGACGTTGCGACTCGCCGCTACCGCCACACGGAGCAGCGAGGTGCGCAGTTCTTCATCGACTGTGATGAGCAGGTGCAGGACAGAGCCCGCGAAATCGTCAAGCGTGGGTACGGAACGGCGCGAACTCTTGGGATGGGGGACAAGGGGCTCGAACAGCTTGACTGGTCGGACGTGGCGATGGAGAAGGACATGTTCATTGTCCGCCCGCGGCCCGTTAGCATCATCCCGTCAGAGCCGGCTGGGAAGGTGGAACTCATCAAGACGCTCGCGCCCCTGAACGAGCAGATGGCTCCGTACATCGTCAGTTCAATCAGCGGCATCCCCGACTTGGAGGCTATGGTCCAAAAGGCGAACGCACCGCAGGCGTACGCGGAGCGCCTCGTCAGCAACATCATTGAATATGGCCGGTTCGAGCCGGTGGAGGATGTGGCGGACCTGGGCAAGGTGCAGAATGAGGTGTCCATCGCGATTCAGCGCCGAGAAGAGCTAGGTATCCCAGCCGACCGCGTTTCGTTGCTTCGCCGGTTGGCTGCGCAGGTAGACCAGAAGTTGAAGGCGCAGGCGATGGCACAGATGATGGCCGCTGGGATGGGACAGCAAATGGGTGGACCGCCTCCGATGGGCGGGATGCCGCAGATTGGAAGTGAACAACTGGCCGCTGGAATGCAGGGGCCAGCCAACTTAACCCCTCCCGGTTCGCAGGTTCCGGGACTTTAGGAAGGAGCCCTAGATGCCTAGCGTCAAGCCACTCAACAAGCCCGCCACGCTGCAAGCGCAGCCGGCGGCCGCCTCGTCGAACGCGCTGAACAACCCGGCGGTTGTACCGCAGCGTACCGCTTCAAATGGGAACGACCCCAACGCCGCTCCACCGAGCACGAGCGGGAATGACCTCCGCCCACAGGCCGCGCCAGCCATGGTGGTCCCACAGATGCCTCACTTTCCGCAGCAAGGGAACCTCCCCGGCCGCGACCCGCAGCGGATTGCGAAGGCGGCGGAGGCGCTTGCCAAGGCGCGCGCCGAAGCCGGTGCGCTCCCACACGAAGATGTCCCGGCTGACCCGGCCGCCCCTGTTCAGCCGGAAACCGCCGGTCAGCCGCCCGTGGCCCCTGCGGCGGCCCCGGCGCCTGTCCAATCGACTACGAACGCGCCGGCGGCCCCCGAAACCCCTGTGGCCCCGCCGGAAGCCCCACAGCTTCCCCCGAACGCTACCCCAGCCCAGCGGAATGCCTGGGAAATCATCAATGAGGGTGAACGACGGTTGGCGGAGGAACGCAAGAAGCTCCAAGCGGAGCGAGAGGCGCTTACCGGGGTGACCTCGGCCTCCCAGGCAGATATCGACAGATTGCGGCGCCTCGAAGATGCCCTCCGCGGTGACCCGACGCAGGCGCTCGCCCAGTATGGTTGGACAGACGACATGCTGGCACAGGCGCTTGTGGCGCGCCACCGCGGGGAGGCGCCGCCAGCAGCGCCACAGCCTGCTCAGCCTGCTGTGGCTCCGGTTGACGCACCAGACGACCGCGTTCAGCGGCTTGAGGGGGCGCTGGTCGGGTTACACTATCAGATGGCGGCGAATGGTCCTGAGTACGATATCGTGCGAAATGAGCCGGGAGGCATCAATCGGGCCATCCAAAAAGCCATGGAATTCCAGGCATCTACCGGAATGCCCTTGACACCTCAGCAGGCCCTGAGTATGGTTCAAGATGAGCTGGTCACTGAGTACAAAGCACTCATCGCCAAGCGCGACGGTGACCCCAACTGGCAGGCGGTTCTTGGCTCGAACGGTTCCCCGGCGCCCACAGCAGGGGGTCAGCCCGGACCGGCAGCGCAGCAACCCGTAGCGCCCGCCGCAAACCCAGAACCGCTGCTCACGTCTATCACAAACGACGTAGCCGCTTCAGGCGTTGCGCCCGCGCCAATGACGCCGGTGCAGTACGAAGAGAAGCGGCTCGAACGTGCGAGAAACGCGATTGCCCGCAACAGAGGCTAGATAGAATCTCACCTCCTGCGGGCGACCCGACTCGCAGGAGGTTTCCTTGACTGTCACCGCGAATACCCTTTCGGACCTCGACGCTGCGCTGAAGCAGCTGTACGTGGATTCGAATGAAGCCGAGATGTTCTACGATGAGCGTGTCGGTTTCGGTCTCGTCAACAAGGATGAGATGTTCGGCGGGCGAAATACGCCTGTCGTTGTCACCTACGGCCGCACCGGCGGTGTCTCCCCGACCTTCGCGACTGCGCAGACCATCTCGGCTTTGCGGTCGAAGAAGATTGAGGACTTCTTGCTCACTGGCGTTGATGAGTACAGTATCATCGATGTCCCCGGCAAGACCTTCGCCTACACCCGCAGCCGCGACATGGCGTGGGATATGCTCGTCAGCTCGATGGCTGCGCGGGCGCTCGACGACGCCGAGGCCAACCTGGCCGATGCCATCGAGCACGCCATCTTCCGGGACGGTTCCGGCGTCATCGCCCAAATCAAGACCGTACTTGCCGCCACGGCGACCACGACCCAGGTGGACTTCACCGAGCCGGACGCCGCGATGCTGTTCGAGCTGAACGAGCGCTTCAATTCAGTGGCTGCGGCCTCTCGCTTCGGTGCGGACATCGCCAACTCGAACCTGTATTGCTCTGCCATTGACGTGGCGAACAACAAGGTCACCTTCACCGAGGTGGTGGCTGGCACCGACGACGTGAGCAATTGGGACGCGACCACCAACCCCTACATTCGTCAGGACGGCGCCGCGCCGAGTTCTGCGACTGAGGCGACCCGCATCAAGCTGTCTGGCCTCATGTCTTGGGCGCCGACGACTGCGCCAACCGGTGGGGATTCGCACTTCAACGTCGACCGTTCGGCTTCCAGCCGACTGTACGGGAAGTACATTGACTACAGCGGCCTGAGTCGGGAGCAGGCACTCATCCGCGCTTCTGCCGTCCTTGCGAAGGAAGGCGGAATGCCGAATGTGGGTCTGATGGGTATCAGCCCGTTCCGTGGGCTCATCGAGGAGCTTGGGCTGCGGAAGCAGGACGTGGACATGAACCCGGTCGGCGCCCGCGGCCTTGTGGCGAACATCGCCTATCGCGGCGTGTGGGTTCATGGTGTCAACGGCTCCCCGATTCGCATCATGCCCGCCGCCAAGCAGATTGGCGATGAGGTGTGGATGGGTCGTATGGAGGACGTGACCCTCCACAGCGCCGGCCCGGCACTCAATCTGGAGGACTACGACGGCCTGAGTATCCTTCGTCACGCCACTGAGGACGCCTATCAGGGCCGCATGGCCTTCCGCGGGCAGCTCTCGGTCAAGAAGCCCGGCCGCAGCGGGCGCTTCAAGCTCCAGGCGAGCTAAGGAGGTAGACGATGGCGACACAGCGAACCAACGCTACGCAGATTGGGTACGTCAAGGCCGAGAAGAGCAACTTCAACGACCCGCACGGCGGAGCGGGCAGGCAGGTTCAGTTTGCCGCGGTCAACGCCGCGAAGAATGACAGCCGCACTCTCGTTGCCGCGGTCTCTGGGAAGAAAATCCGAATCCTCGGCGGGAAGCTCCATGGAACCGCAGCGGACGGCACGGTCACCTTCGTCGAGGACGCCGCGGGCACCCCCGCCGCCCTCTCAGGTGTTATTCCGCTGTTCATTGCGGTTACGGGCGGCCTCGCCAAGGAGGCAGGTGTCCTGGACCTCGATGGGTGCCCGTATGGCTGCATGGAAACCGCCACGGCGGGTGTTGACTTCGGGGTGACCCTCTCGGCGAACCTCGACTTGGACGGCTACCTCGTGTACTGCTACGTGGATTAACCTTCGGCGGTCTTTGAGCCGCTGAGCTTGGGCGGTAGGCGCTTGGGGCTCGCGTCTACCGCCCTTTTTCTTTGGAGGTAAGCAGTGTCGACCATCTACTGTCAGGATGTTGTTGACCAGGCACTCGAAATCGCTGAGCTGGTGAACGACTACAGCACCACCGGCTTTGCCAATCGGAATCAGGTTCAGCGGTGGTTCAACCAAGCCGCCAGTCGGCTGCATTACGACATCGCCAACTCCGATGCGACTTGGTGGAACGAAGAGGCGACGGTCCCAGTCGTTGCGGGGACAGCACGCTACGGTCTCCCGAACGGTACGCTCTACTCAAGCGCGAAGCCGTTTTACAAGATGAACCACTTGCTCATCGTGGACAGTGGACGAGTATACAGCGTCCCCAAGTTTCAGCGCCATGAAATCAACGGCTGGTCCTCGACCGGCCCGACCACCGCGCAGACGTTGCGGATGCAGTACGTCCCCACGTATGAGCCTGTTACGCTGGGGGATTGGACATCGACGACCCCGACGCTGAGCAGCCAATATCCGCCGGGCTTCGAGGACTACATCGCCATGTTCATCGCGCGGAGGTTGTCCATCAAGGACGAAAAGTACGAGCGTGCGCAGGCGCTTCTCGCCGAGATTGCCGAGTCTAAGCTGCGGACGTTGGACAATGCTGCCTCGCGCGACCTTGCGCATCCGGAGACCATCCAAGACACCAGTGGACGGTGGGACACGAAAGTTTGGGACCTCAACACCCTCGAGATTGTGAAGTGCGGTTTTGCTTACCGCCTCTTCGGCGACTACCTCGAGATTGGCCAGGTGCAGGTGTACTGATGCGAACTCGATTCGGAAAAGCCCAGAAGGCAATTCTCGGCGTGTTGACCTTTGCCTCCGTTACGAGCACCGTGCTGTGCGCGATGGGGCTGCTCGTCGGGGATACGTGGTCGTCATTCAATACTGCGATTGTCCTTGGTGCGTACGCTGCCCTCTCTGGTGGGAAGGCCGCGCAGGCGTGGGCTGAGCGAAGTGCCGCCTCGGCCGCTGCCGATGAAACGGAGGCTCCGTGAAAGTGCTCCGCAAAGTGTGGGTGTGGTTGACCTGGACGGCAGGGGCGCTGCTTGCTGCCTGCGCTGGTTATTTCATGCTCAAGAGCAGCCGCTCCGCTAAGAAGGCGGCTGCGGCCCGAAACACAGAGGAGAAAGCTCGTGTCGAACTTGCAGATGCTGAAGCTGAGCGGGATGTGGCTGAGGCGCGTCGGCGTGGCTCTTTTGCTGACCGCCTGCGGCGCGACGGCGCCGGCCGTTGAGCCCCAGGTTGCCCCCCAAATCGACCTCAGCCTTGAGGGGCTGAGCGCGCCCATCGAGGAGGCTGATGGGACTGTTTGCCTGCCACCGGACCTCGCCGACGCGGTCGACCTACAACGGGAGCAGGCACGCGTGCTGCCATCTCGCTGTCAAGCACGGCTCGATATCATGCGAGAGCGTGTTGAAGCCGCACACAGCGACAAATGGTGGGACCGCGCTGAGTGGGCCCTCATGGGCGGCGCCGCTACTGCCATCATCATGAGCCTCATTTATGCGGCGGCCGGAGGACTCAATGGCCAGTGAAATCCGCCGTGAGGCAAAGACGCATACGGGCGTCACGCCGCTTGACATCACGCAGCTGTCGAAGCGCGTGGATGCGCTGTCACAGGCGCTTTCGCTTCGTGAGCGGGCACACCTTTCCGGGCGCTTCATCGACAAACACCTGGGCACCGGCATTGCAATTGCTCTCGACGCATCAGCCGGCATCAACTTGATTCCGCACGGTTTGGGCCGGAAGTATCAGGGTTGGTACGTAGTTGGACAGGATGCTTCGTCTATCGTTTGGAACGCGACAGATGCTGAGATTGCCGCGAACAACGTCGACACGAAGGTGCATTTGCCCCTCGAGTGCTCAGCGGATGTCTCAATCAAACTGGTGGTGTTCTAATGCCTCTTGTGCGAAATGACTACGAAGTCCCGCTGACTGCGGGAATCAACTCATTTGGGGACCCGAAGAAGACGGAGCAGGCGCTTCTGACCGCATCGAACGTGTATAGGGACAAGGCCGGCCGCATTGCGAAGCGGCCCGGGTTTGAGCGGGTGTCTAGCAGTCGCACTGTTACAGGTGACCTGCGGGATGCAACATCCGCCATTCGGGTGGGAAACACGCTTGTTCCAACCGACAGCGGCCTGATGGTGCTGGGCCGCGATTACTATTCGCGCACTGTGAATGGCATCAGTAACGTCTACTCCAATGTCAACGGCCCTGGTGCATTCCTCCAGCATGAGGATGCCGCCGATACTGATTGGGATGTCGTCGGCAACGTCGAGTCGTTTGACATGTCAGTTGTCACTGGCCCATCAAGCAGCGTTGACTACCCGGCCATCAGTGTGGCGCGGATTGGCGACATCGAGATGTGGGCTTGGATTGCCGCTGGCGAGGGCAGCACTTCTGGGTATGGCTCCGTGAAGTTCATCTTCCACAACGCTGTCACTGATGTTTGGTTTGGGGAGGAGGCCATCCTTCTCGGCGGGACGAAAACCGGTGCGGACGCCGGCGTTTTCGTCGGCGTGATTGATGCGACGCTTGAATATGGCGCTGACATTTTTGGGCTGGTGTATTGGGGCGTGAATACGCCAGGGCAATTTGTTGGGCGATTGTTTAGTGCTGCCGGCGTGTATTTGCGGCAGTCGCCACCAGTCGGCGGGACAACCGATGAGCCGCTGAACTGTGCACAGATTGTTGCCGATGATAAAGAAACGATTTGCACCATTTCGAGCGACGGCGCAAACGTAAAACTGTCCCGTTTCACAGATGCCGGAGTAGGCGGTTCTTACAGTGGCTACACCACCTCCGTAGCCTCGGACGCAACCGACCAGCTTGCCGTTGGGAAACTTGATGATGACTACATTGTCTTCGCGCGCGTCACGATGGACGGTGCGGTAACGCTGCACTCGATAGCTTCAAATTTTAGCGGAGCAACGCCCGTACTGACCAGCACCACGATGTTCTCGGGCGCGCCCGGCACGGCCATTTTGGAGACCGGGCCTGCACTTTATGTGTTAGGGGGGCCGCATGGCGATGACTCCACAGCCGGCGAACTCGCGTATAGCGGGACCGCTGGAACGCATAGTGCCTATGTCATTCTGTCCACGGGCGTAAGTGTGTTCAGCGGGGTTGCGACGCACGTTCATGGCTGTACATTGTCGCCCGGGACGCCGTCTGCCACAGCATTCACCTATCCATTTCAGCCGATAAAAGGAACTGCCGGGCGCCCGTTCATCCGCAGGGCCAACATGTACTTCCCCTTGTATGCCGGTAACACTGAGGAACACTCGGCCGCGTCAGCGGTCATCGCTAACAAATTGCTGCTAGTTGGAATTCGTGGCGAAGACACCATCGCGAGCCCAGACCTAAATGCTGTTGGGCGCACGCTCTACTTGGCGGCGGCTCCGGTGGTCATTGATGCTGGTGGGCACCAGATAGATTCATACTATTCGCGCATGGACACATGGACAGACAGCGCCGGAACCATCATAGCTGGTCGGCGCCAAGCGCGCATAGTTGGTGTAGATTCGGAGCAGCAATCTCCGATTGTCCAGCACGCACCCGTAGGTGTGTATGTCACGTTGGACTCGACTTTCGCGCAGAGCTACCCGCTTCCCTCGCAGTATGTTCGCAGCGGAAAAGACATCATCATCGGCGGCCCGGTTCTCAAGCACTTCGATGGCCTGTGCCAGGAGCTTGGGTTTCCTGTGGACCCAGAGCTGTGGGGAGTTACCGGCGTAGAAGGTGGCGCTTTGGCCGGTACGTACAGCGGCTGTTTTATGCACGAATGGATTGACCGTCTTGGCCAGCGACATCGGTCGATTCCCTCGGAAACGGCCTCCGCGACGCTAACGGAGGAGGACTGGCTGGTTGCTGGCTCGCGTGCTAGTCTTCTTTCCCAGCCATTCCGCGACCCGAACTTCACAGCCGGCTTGGGGACAGATAAGCATCACCGAACAGGGCTGCCGCGTTTCAGGACGGTTGACAGCGGCTCTAGCTACTTTCGCCACGAGACGGCGCCGCTTGGTCTGGTCAGCTCCCTTTCGTACGACATCACCTACATGACAGCGGATGACGACGCCGACGCGGATATCCAGGACAACGAACAACTGTATACGGATGCTGGCATCGTCCCCATTTCGTTCCCGCCCGGGGCGGACATTGTGCTAGCGCACAAGGACCGCGTCTTTATCGTCCCAATTGACAACCCGACAAAGCTGTGGCCAAGCCACAAACGCGTTGCTGGGGTAGGACTCACATTCAGCGCGAATCTTGCGCTGAGCATCCCGGATGGTGGCGACACCACGGCTCTCGGGGGGCTCGACGACTACGTCATCGTGTTCAAGAATCACAAGATTCTGGCGTTTGGCGGGGACGGACCAAACGAGCAGAATATTGGTTCGTTCTCCGAGCCGCAGGAGATTGCCAGCGATGTCGGCTGTCGCGAACGAAACAGCGTTGTTACCACGCCGGCTGGCCTCATGTTCAAGAGCCACGCTGGGTGGCAGCTGCTGACCCGGTCGCTGGAGGTGCTTCCCATCGGTCTTCCCGCTGATGCATACGACGACTACAGCGTGCGGCGGGCCTTCATCGTCCCTTGGCTAAAACAGGTGCGCATCGTTCACGGGCCGCGTTACAGTGATGGGAGCGTTGGAAGCACGCATCTGGTGTACGACTACCTCGACAATGCGTGGAGCACCATCATCTCGAGCAAACCGAACTCAAATCTGTTCGTTGATGGTTGTGCGGTTGACGGAGTTGTCTACTACATGGATACCGGCGGAACCGTCTACAAGGAAACGGACGACAGCACGTACGCTGACGGATACACCGGATTTACCGCCGACGTGAGCAGTATCATTCACACCAATTGGATTACCAACGACGTAGTTGACTTCGCTCGCGTGTGGAAGGTGAAAATCTCCGGCGAGTTTCAGGCTAGCGGGAACGTCTTCGTGGACCATTACTTTGACTACGGCAGCAGCACTATCGGGACGAACACGATTGATGTGACGACCATCGGTAGCGATGGGACCTTTGATGTCCGCCCGCCGCGGGGCGCGTGCAAAGCGTACCGCTGTCGCGTCAGGGGCGCGTTCGTCAACATCTCCAAGATTGTGGTAGAATTCGGGAAACAAGCAGGCCGCGCTGGGCGGTCGGACACGGTGGGCTAGGAGGACCAGATGGCGAATGATTCGAGCATGGGCACGTTTTCCGATTGGCGGGGGCAGCCCACCCAATGGTCGGCCCCCTCAGCGGGGAGTCGGACCTTCCAAGAGGGCGACCGCAGCGGGGGGAAACACGGCGTCAAGGGTGCCCGCGAGCGTCTGTGGAGCAATGAGTTTGGCGGAGGCTTCCTCGACAGGCAGATTCTGCCTCCGGAGCTAATGGCGCAGCTCTCGCAGCAGTATTCCCTCCCCGAAAGTCCGGCGACGACACTCTCGCGCGCCGGCATTGAGCAAGCTGGGCGCCAAGCATTCAGTTTGGCTGCAAGCGGCGGTGGGAGCCCGGCGCAGAACATGTGGATGGCCCAGAACGCTAACAATCAGGCTGCGCTGAGCATGCTGCCTCAATACGCGGCGATGAATGCCGACTGGGAGGCGCAGCAGTTCAACATGAACCTCCAGCGGCAACAGCTTTTGGGGCAGCTCGGCCTTGGAGAGCAAACGTTGAATGACGCCGCGGCGCTCAGTCGGGAGCAGCTCCTTCAAAACTACGTGAACGCGCTCTATCAGGGCAATCTGGGGGAGCAGCAAGCTGACAAGAACTTCTGGACAACGCTCGCCGGAGCAACCCTCACCGCCGCCGGAACGATTGGTGGCGCATTCATCGGCGGTCCCGCGGGGGCTGCTGGGGGCTTTACGGCAGGCTCGGCCGCCGCAAAGGCAATGGGAGGATAACGTGGCAAACGACAACTATTTCGCCGAGTTGGCCCAGATTCTGGCAGCGAAAAGGGGCAACGCCCCAGCGGTTGGGGGAACGATTGACACCTCTGTCAAAGCACGCCCGATTGCGGCTATGCGCGGGCCTGATGCAGGGGCTATTGCCCAAGGCGGTGCCGCGGCCGGGCGTTCGCTGAGCACGGCCATTCTGTCTGGTGTCAAAGCGGGGCTGGCCAATCGACAGCGCGCACTCAGTCAGCGGCAGGAGGCGGCCGCAGCTCAGGCTCGAGCTGAGATGATGCCAATAGCTGCCGCGACAGGCCCCGCAATGGCAGAGGGCGGTCGGGCAGCTCGGCAATCGGCGCAAGCTCGCAGTTCCATTGAAGTTCCTCTCACCGGCACGCAGGGTGGCCCACAACTGCCTCCATACGGCGCTCCAGCCGGCCCTGGTCAGCCGGGAGGCATGCCGGTGCCAGCTCAGCCTCAAACGCCGGCAGCGGGGCAGCCTGGGGCTTCAGCAGCCGCTCCTGGCGCGCCCGGCGCCGCCGCCGGCGGTCCCCAGACAGCGCAGCCGCCGCCGCCGGGGTACATCATCAATCCGCAGACAGGCCAGCCGGTGCCGACCTGGGTTGTGGAGCAGGCCATCGCCGCCCAGAACGCGCAGTCTATTCCGCAGCAAATTCCGCAGCTTCCGCAGGGCCCTGCACCTACGACCGCCGGGCGGCAGGGGGCGGGCGAGGCTGGCATGGCCGCGCAGCCGCAGCTCCCGTTCGCGAGGTAGCAAATGCCGAAAAAGACAACGCCAGTTAGCATTTACGCCGACCCAAAGCGCGCCACGGAAGTGGCGCAGCCGGGTGCGCGGCGATTCCGCCCAGGTCGCCCTGAGGGGGTTGCCCCGCGGAGTGCCACACTCAGTGCCGCAGATGAGCGGTTTGCCCGCGACCTCCTCGATGCCGCCCACCGGGCCGGCCAGCCCGGCGGCAGCCTGTTCGAGGCGGACGAGGCGCTGCTCCGCGAGTTCAGCGACACCCCGGAGGTCCCCAGGTCGGTGAAAAGCGCACCCAATATCAAGCAGTTGGAGAAGTTTGTCAGGGAGCGGGCGCCCACGTGGCGGAGGCGCGCCGCATTCCCGGAAGACGTGCTGGGTGACCTCACAGTGGACGACCTCCGCCGTATTGCAGAGACCCCAACGGGCCGCGCTGGGCGGATGCTTGGGCGCGCCGCCGGGCCGGCTGGCGCCGCCGCGTCGGTTCTCCTCACCCCCACAGAGACGGCGGCAGAGGGTGACCGGGGCTTCATGGGCCCTGGTTCGCCGACGCCGCTTAGTACACGCGTGTGGGAGGCCGCGCCTGCCGCGCTCATGGCGGGCCAAGAGGGGGCTCTCCTCGGCGCCGTCGGGGGCCCCGTGGGCATGGCGGCAGGCGCCGCATGGGAGGGGATGAACGCCCTCCGCGACGCGCTCATGCCGGAGATGGCTTCGCTGACGGACCGCGACCAGGAGGCGATTGCTCCCTGGGTCAGCTCGCCCGAGTACATGGATGCGTGGGACCGGGTGAACACCATGATGATGCAGGACCGGCAGTTTCGGCCCTCCGACATCTTCACGAAGACGATGGAAGCGGAGGCGGGTGACCCCGCCGCGGCGATGTGGCTCCGTGAGAACCTAGGCGTTGAGCCGTCCCTCGAGGAAGCCTACGGCCTTGTCCGCTTCCATGGATTGACAACGGCCGCTGAGAATGCGGAGATGGGCCGGCAAATGACCGGAGAGCTTTTCATGCCTGAACAACAGCCCGAAATGGGAGGTGAATGATGCCCCGTGCCCGCGCCGCCTACGAGCAAGCCAACATGCCCGTTCCAGCCACCGTAGAGGCAGCGACTGCCCCCCCGCAGGAAAGCGTCGGCACGGGCCGCACCGAGGCCGCAGCGCTCAGCCCTCCGGCGGAGCCGATGGCTGGAACGGCCGCCCCCGCCGCGGGGGGACAAGCGGGTAGACCATCCGACGTTGCCAACTTTGGCACGCAGCTCCCCCAAGAGCCAACGGACCCCATGCCACAGGATGTCCACGATGCATCGATGGATATCACGGCGGCCATCACCGGCGCGCGCACCGAGCAGGAATTGATTGACCGCATCGTCCCAAACGTGGAGAAAATGGTGCGCTTCGGCATGGGCGGCGCCACAACGGAGCAGCTTCCGGCGGAGATGGAAGTCGGCGTCCGCGGTGCCCCAGGGGAAACCCAGCCACTCTCCGAAGCGGAGGAGACTGCCTCCCAGCTTGCCGCCGACCTCACGGAGCGCTACCACGCACGTTGGCAAGCGTTTCAAGCAGGCGAGCTGAAGCGGCTGAGGGAGGCCGAGCAGGATGCCAACACAGCCGTCAAAGACGCCGAGATGTTCGCGCAGTATGGGATGCCGGCGGACCAGGTGCGGATGCTGAATGAGACGATGACGTTGGCCGCAAGCAACCCCGACGACATCAGCCTCCAAATCAAGGCGCGAGAAGCGCAGGCAATTCTGGGGACAGCCGAAGCGGAAGCCAGCAACATGGACCCGAATCGCCTGTGGAATGACATGGGCGGTGCCCAGAAGGCGCTGTTCTTGTTCTTCAACTCGCTCAGCATCATCGGCAACGCGCTCGCTCGGACCAATGTCCCCACTCCGTGGGAAAGCCTCAACGACCTGATGGACCGTGATTACCGTGAGCAGGTGCGCGGCTACAACGCGCGTCAGGGGCGCGTGACAAAAGCCCGCACCGCCTACGATATGGCCGCGAAGATGACCGATAGCGCCATTGAAAGGGAAGCGCTCGCCAAGGACATGATGTGGGGCGCGTTCGAGATGGAAGCGCGGCGGCTAGGGCTCGCCCGTCAGGCACAGAATGCGGCGGACCAGCGCGTCATCCACAGAAACGCGTTGACAATGAGCAAGCACCGGGAGAGGTGGAACAAGTACAGCGACATGCTCAACCTGGTGGCACAGCGGGAGAACGCTTCCTTTGCATTAGGGGTGAAGCAACAGCAGGCGTACACGCCTCCACAGGGGATGGAGTTCCTCCCCGGGGCACCGCCGCTTACCTCCCGTACCCGAGAGAACATCGCCCAACAGCATCAGTACCTTGCATCGATGATGCAGGGCGTCGAGGAGCTGATTAAGCTGCGAAGCAATCCCGACATGCTTGCCCAGGTTATGAACCGCACCGGCATGACTTCCGAGGCCGGTGTCATGAAGGCCAAGTTCGCCGAGATTGTCGATGACCTCCGCAAGTTCTACAACTGGGGCGCCCGCTTCGAGCAGACGGAGGCGGAGAAGCTGGTCGGCGGATACCTCGGCGCAGCGACGCCAACGGCCATCGACTTCTTCGGGGAAGTGGAGGCGGGGCTCCGTGAGTTCATGCGACAGATGCCTGTTCGCTGGTGGACCGGCCTTCAGACGGGCTACGGGCTTGTCCCTCGGGGGGCTGAGTTCACGCCAGCACAGCTTAGCGGAAAGGATGTTGAGATGCTCAAACGTGCCGTCCGCGGGAGCACTGCACAGGAGCCGCAAGGTGCCGGGGAATACGAGCCGGAGTTCCGATGAGGCTGTACGACCCCAAAACTGAGCGGTGGGTTGACCTCCCCGACGGACCCGGGAAGCTCGCCGAGTACATCGGCGCTGGCTACCTCCCCAAGGTGCAGTCTCGCAAGCTGGACAGCGGCGCAACAGAGCGCTTCATCAACATCGCCGACCAGGAGGGGCGCGTAGCAAACATCCCCGAGCAACACTTCCTGGGGTACATCAAGAAGAACCCCCAAATCGGGTTGGCAACCGACGAGCAGACCTTCATGAGCGAGGGGCTCCTCGGCCGGGGGGCTGCGAAGGCAGTGGGCGACCTGCTCTCACTGCCCGGCGCCGGTGCATATACGATGCTGCTCGGGCCTGCCGCCGCGGCGCTGCCCCTCATCGCCCCTCGCGAGACCGGCGCGGAGGCAATGGGGATAGCAGCAGGGCTCAGCTTTGGGTTCTCCGACGCGGCGCTTGCAGCGCTCGACCCGGCCTATGTCAAGAACATCGAGGCCACTGCGGGCGGCACCAAGCTGAAGGCTGAACTGGCGACGATTGTCGGTCAGGGCTTTCTTGCCGGCGGGGCCGCCACAGGCGCCCGCACACCCGGTATTCTCAACGCCGTCAAGGGCCTCGCGTCGGCAGAGGCCCCCGCAGCTCGTACTGCCACCCGCGGTGCGAAGGGGTTGTGGGAGGCCATCCGCGCGCCTACCCCTGTTGGCATATCCATGCGGGCGCAGGAGGCAATAGGGGCCAAGCTGACGCGCGAGTTGGTGGGGCGCGGGGGCTTGGGGACTGTTGGCAAGCTTGCAGCCAGAGCGGGGGTGTGGGGAACGCTCGGAGCCGCTGACGCTGGGCTTTGGGGCGTCGCGCAGGCCCTTGAGGAGAAAAACCTTGGCGACCCTCGCACCTTCGGTGAAGTGCTAACGGCGGAGGTGGGCTCCGCCGCAATGGCAGGCGCGGCGTTCGGTGCGGGTGCGTCCGTCCTCACTGACCTATTCGGGGCAGCGTTTCACCGCGTGGCGGGGGGCGCCGCACGGAAACTCGAGCGGATGGCCTCAGCCGAGGCAGTCGGCCCGAGCGGCCAGCAGGTTTCCGAGCTACAGCTCGTGGGCCGCACGGTCGCCGATGAAGCACTCCTCCAAAACGGGGTTACCGGCCGGCAACTTCAGGAGCTGAAGGCCCGCAGCGAAGACTACATGCAGTACCTCTTCGACATGGATGTTCTCGAGGATGGCTCCGTGTTCACCCGCCGCGTGGGGGATAGACTCGAAGATGTCCGACAGGCCGAAGTGGGGCCGCGACTTCAGCGCGCCAAGGACCTTGCCGGCGCTGAGGTAGGCGCGCACGCCCTCCGCGCGGATGACATGGCCGGCGGGCTCATCCCTGTGAACCAGGCGAAGGCCGAGGCGGAGGCAATGCTCAACGCCGAAGCTGCTCTTCAAGCGCGTGATACCACGACGGAAGCCCGTAACGCCGCGCGCGCTGCGCGCCATGCAAACGCGGACGCTGCAAAGGCGTACCCCTACGTAACGGTGTGGGACCTCGCTGATGCGATTGACAACCGCGTTGCAGAGCTTGGCTCGACCACGGCGGATGACCCTATCCGCAACTTCCTCCGCGAAAACCTCGACCGCTACCGCTGGGGAAGCGGACGCCAGGGCGTCAAACGGAATGCCCTGTGGACGTACGAGGAAGTCATCCGCGAGCGGTCCCGCCTCCATGACGCGTGGAAGCGGCTGTTCAACACAGACGACGTATCCAAGGCCGCCGCACATCGTGAGCTGTGGCGCGCTTTTGACGACGCGCTCCGCGCAAAGACGGACGACTTCATGCCTGAGCTTCGCCAAACCTGGGACAAGGCAAACCAGCGCTATAGCGGCCTTGCCACCATCGGCAGCTACGTAGCGGGGGTTGTTCAGAAAGCGCAGGCGGTGGAGTCAGTGATGGGCGCCTTCCGCCAGACCGCTACCATCGGCGCTTGGCGGAGCGCGGCTATGATGGGTATGCTTGGGCGGTCACTGGTGTCCCCCCTCCGCGCCGGGGCACTTGGCGGGGCGCTGGGCGCGACCGCAGGAGCCGGTGGGGCGCTCGCCGGGGTCGCGGTCGGTGCCGGCCTGGCGCAGGGGCTGAAGTACATGCTCCCCGAAACCAGCAAATTTGCCCGCATTGGCTACCAGGTTGCAAGGAACAAGCATCTGGTGGAGCAGACTGCGGCCGTGACGAAGGCTGTGGACGAAGCAGTTGCCCAGTGGCTCCGCCGCGCGCAGGTCCGTACGACGCTGACACCCATCATTGGGAGTCAGGTTGTTGGTGGGACCGAGGGCAGCCGCAAGCAGATGCGGGACACCCTCCGCGTCACCTCGCGGCTGATGCAGAGTCCAGACGCAATGGCAACGCACGTGGCGATGGTAGCGGCCCCCCTTGCTGCCACGCATCCGGAGACCGCGCATGCCTACGCGCAGAGCCGAGCGCGGCAGGTCGCGGCGGTGCACCGCGCACTGATGGAGGCGCTCCCACAAGACCGGCTGAACACATTCCAGCCTGCGCTCGCCCGGGACTTCGACCAGGCCCCCGACTCGGCGGTGGACCGTGCGGGGCTCAAGATTGCGGCGGCTCTCAACCCGGTTCAGACGATGCGGGAAATCATGGCCGGCATCGCCACCGAGGACCAGATTCAGGTGTTCATGGAGGTGTACCCCCAACTCTACAAGCAGTTGCTCGAGAGCATTGCGCTGCAACTGGCGACGCACGAAGAGGAGATTGATGGTGGCCAACGTGCCGTGCTTCTGCAGCTCGGCCTCAACGATTCGGTTAGTCCCCCTGGGCAGGCCGGTTTCGCACAGGGGATGATGCAGCAACGTGGTGGACAGCGGCTCCCGATGAGTGCGTACGGCCAGCTCGGGAAGATGGGGCCCAACTTCGCCACAAGAGACCAGGCCCGTTCGCGGGCTGACGGAGTGGTGTGATGGCGTGGGAGCATGACAGAGAATGGGTGTTAGCGGCACTCGACCGGGTGGAGAAGAAGGGCGATGCGATTGTGGAGAGGCTTGACAAGCTGACCGAGGGCCACTGGCGGCTCTACGGGAAGGTGGCAGGCATCGCAGCCACAATGGGGCTCCTCGCGGGGCTTGCGGTCAAGTTCCTACCATGAGGGAGCGCTTGGGTGCAGTCCGCCTCGGGCAGGAGACCGTATCGGTCTACCATGACCCCGAGGCGGAGGATGCGGGCAGCTTCGACTCAGGGGAGCGGGAGCTGGTAGTCCGGGAGCGGGATATCAAACACGCCATCCACGAGCTGTTCCATATGCTGGTGTGGGCGCACTGCTTGGGGGAGCTATTCCGTCCGGGGGGAGAAGAGGCCGTCTGTGGGGCGATGGAGATTAGCTGGTTGGACGCGGAGAGGCGGCTTCTGGCCCTGTTCGAGCCAGAAGCCGCGGAGGACTAGTCGTCATCCTCCCCGAAGTCTGTGAGAATAAGCGTGTCGATGACCCGCCAAACGTCGGCCTCATTCGTCCTGCCCGCCAAGGCCAAGATGTCCAACGCAAATTGAAGAGGCTGCACATACGCCTCCGGCTCCTCACGGTCGATTGGCTCAACCTCTTCGGTTACACGCTTCTTGACCGCCTCGAACAGCTTTAGGGCCTCGGGGGTCATTCGTCGCTCTCCACCGAGATGACGGCCTCACCGAGGTCGTAGACGCGGTAGTCTGGGTCATTCACTGTTTGCCCGCTCTCCCACAAAATCAGAGTATGCCCGTTCCATGTATGCTTCAGCCCACATCCGCCGGATGCGGCTTGAACGACATGCCCATCCTCAACGCGGTGCGCTTGAACGAAGACGCTCTTTGGTTCCCGAATGAACTTCATTTCTTTTTTCCTTTCTTCGGCTTCCCTGCCTTGCTCATCGCAATCGCAACAGCCTGCTTTTGGGGGCGCCCCTCGTGCCGCAGCTTCCGGATGTTTTTGCTGATGGTCTTCGCGCTCGTGCCAGGTTTCAGGGGCATTACAGGGTCTCCTTTGCTTTCTTGACGTAGAACATCACCGTTTTCGTTTGCGCCCCGCAGTCGAGGCATTCCCACCGCCGCTCCCCACCAACAACCACCGGCTTGTGTTCGGTGAGATGCTCGCAGCCCTTGCAACTGATGTAGCATTTGTTGGGGGTCATCCCGTCACCTCCTGGATGAACCGAGCCTTTCGGCCGGTCTCCTTGTGCCAGATGTCGCACTTGAGGTCCCTGCTTGCGCGGTAGCCCCGCCCGGCGTGCCACGCATCGTTCGGGGCCGTTGTGCGGAGGGTCTCCCAACTCGCCCCCATGTCCTCGTTGTGCCCCTCGTCGTGGTGTTGATGGCCGATGTACCAGTGTCGGTGCCGCGTGCGACCCCACTGCTCCGCCCAGTCAGTGGCCATGACGCCAGGAAGCCGCGCGAGCTTGATGGTGTGCCCGTGCGCCGCTCCAATGAGGCATCGCCCGAACTCGTATCGCTGGAAGCGGGCGGGGTTAACATGGATGGTAACGCGGGGCTCCTTCTCGTACACGGCCGCCATGACGATGCTAAGCCACACCGCCTGATTCTCGTCATGGTTGCCGGCGATGAGGAACACCTCGACTTCCTGGTGTACGGAGAGGAGCCGGTCAATCATGTGGCGGAGGATACGGACGCCCGCGACTGCGGCCTTTCCGAAGCGGCCCTCCGTGTCAAGGATGTTCTTGTTGGCGGGGGTGAAGGGCGACTCACCGTCACTGTGGAAGAAGTCGCCGAGGGAGATGAGGAGCGCTTTCTCCGCGTGCCAACTGTAAGCGGCTGTCGCGACCACCCCGTCAAAGGTAGCTTTGATTTCCCGCTCGGCAATCTTGAGGTCGTAGTTCTTCCCGGTCTCCGGCTTCCACGTGAGCAGTCGAAGGTGCGGGTCCGGGAGTGGATAGACCGCAAGATAATCGTCTGCGAGCACGCTTGCCGCCGGAGGCAGTGGCTCGAGTAGCCCCCGACCGCTGTCAGCGATGTCCTGAACGACCGCTTCGAGCACCTCGCGCATGGCTTCTTTGTCAACAGCGGTTTTCACCCAAGCGCCGCCGCTGGGTGTTTTTGTAAAGGTAGACACGCCCTTGAGTAGATACCCCTCCGGTGCACCATCAGCGTGTAGCGATGGGTCGTGTCGCGCCGCGCGTTTGATGGCCCGGCGAACAACGCTCTCATCGACCCCCAACGCCCTGGCAGCGGCTGATTTGCTGCCATGCTCCTTGACCGCATCGATGTACTTCTGCTGAATTTCCGTGGGCATCAGTCCTCCCAGACGTCGAAGGGCTCTTTGATTTCCTCAATCCAAGTGCGAAGCTGCTGCCACTTGTTTTTGAGCCAGGTCACCACTCAATCCTTTCCTGCTTCATGCGCCGCGAAACAGCATCGCGAGCGCGATACCAAGTTTTGTGGAAGTGCGCGCCGGGGCACTCGTCCAAACCGCCGAGTAGCTTGTTCTTGTCCTTCGTTGCCTTGGGGATTGCCCCGTGAACGGTGACGAGCGGCGGGGCGGGGAGCATCTCTGCGAGCGACACTGCGAGCGTGACGCACGCGAAAGTCTGCGCCACCGTTGGGCGGTGGTCCCGAAAGTCTCCTACCACACCGATACCAACTGCCCTGCGGTTGTAGCCGCCGGCGTGCGGCGTCTTCGTCTGCAAGTTAACGCACTGCGCGATGACCCCGTTCACCTGCACGATGAACGTGTAAGGCATATCCGTCGTCCCAATCCAGCGTGGTCCCTCATCCGCGAAAAACTCGATGACGTTCTCGACGGTTGTATCAGTGGCCGGTTTACCTACAAGGATGCGGTGGAACATGATGGTGTCAATCTGCGCTGGGTAGCGCATGTACTGCTTGATGCTCGCTCCTTTGTTCCAGTTTGCCGCCGGCACTTTGACAATTTCAATCATCTCTCTCCCTTCCTAAAAGCTCCATCGTTACAACCCAATCGAGCAACGCTTCACTTGGCGTCCCCCAATTATCCCCGATGAATGGGTCAATGGGAAGACTGTGCATACCACCCGCAAGCGCATGCGGGGCTTCCATGTGTCTGAACAGGGCATCCACTGCCTCGGGCTCTCGGCCAAATGGGACCATCAGACAGATTTCGTCGTGGCACATGAGCCGCACATCCCACCCCTCCCGATATAGCGCGACGATGGCATCGTTGATGGCCTTCGCCACGGCCGCCTGGATAGGCCGGTTGTATAACTCGTTCGGGTCCACCTTGCCGGGGAAGAAGAACCACGTGCGGGGGCCGGAACCGCTCCTGAGCTGCCGTGTTTTCAGCGTACTGGTGAGCACCTTCTTGTGATAGGCGGCGATTGCCGGATGCTTCTTGAACCACTGCTTGCGAAGGTGCACGATCACCTTCAACGCCAGCTTCGGGAACTGCGTAACCAGGGCCTTCCAAACGGTCTCCGCTGCGGCGCCGTAGTTGAACCCGTACACAAGCCGCTTGGCTAGGTCACGCTGCGCCTTCGTCGCCTTCGGCCCGAAGAGGTCGATGGCATTCGCCATGTGAACGTCAACCCCCTTCGCGAATGCCTCAATCAAGGGCAGGTCGTTGGCGAGGATGGCGATGACCCGAAGCTCAACCTTGCTCATGTCGGCCCCAACTATTGAGCAGCCTGGCTCGACAGTGATGAGGTCGCGGATTCCCCCGAAGCCCCGCTTTGGGAGATTCAGGAGGTTCGGTTTGCTCGAAGCCCAGCGGTCAGTTAGGGCACCCCAGGGATTCCACCCCGAATGTAGCCGCCCGTCCGGCGATATTGGGAGGCTCTCGACCATGCCGTGCATGTGCTCCCCACGCCGCATCCGCAACACGAGCTTCGCAGCACAGGCGGCCTCCCGCCCGGCAAGCCCGCCGTGCGCCCAGCGCTGAAGCGTCCACGCATCGAGCTTCGCCCGGCCGGCTTTCGTCCAATCGAGCGCCGGCAGTCCGAAGTAGTCAAAGAATAGCCACCGCACGTCGTTGGTGGTGGCTTTTTTGCCAAGGTTGATGGCCGGCCAGAACATCCGCTGTGCCAGCTTGTTGAAGCGCGCCTCTGCGGTATCGCGATGACGTTTGAACTTCGCCTGTTTTTCTTCCCGCAGCGCCAGGTTGACCGGAACGCCGCGGCGGCGCATATCCAGCGCCACCCAAAAGCGGTCAACCAGGTCGGAGTAGGTCCGCTGCGTACTTGAAAGGGAGACAGCCATCTCCGCCCTCAAGTCCCGCCCGAGCCAGGCGTCTGACACGCAATCGAGCCCGTTGTACTCGCAGAGGCGGTCCATGAGGGTGTGGCTCTCCAGCGCCTGAGCGAACATGGCGCTCCCCTTCGCCTCGCTCTCATCATGGTATTCCGCTTTCCATCGCGGCATGGAATACCGCGCCGAGGCGATGGAGAGACTGTGAGGCATATCGGGGTAGAGAATGGCGTGGAAGTTGATGGTATCAACAATCTGCTCCTCACGGAAGAACTCCCACCAACAAATACCGTTGCTCTCGAGGGCGAGGAGGTCATGCTGCGCATTGTGCGCAACGAACAACTCCGTCCGACGCAACAAGGCAAAGAGCGCCTCGAGCACTTCGGGGCTCGGCGGCCAGATTAGGGTGACTGCTTCCTTGCCGTCGCTGAAGCCGTGGCAGATGAGCTTGTCAAACTGAGGGTCGATGCCAGCGGTCTCCGCGTCGTGGGCTATCAGCTTGCCATCGAGCCTGTCCAGCGCGGCGACCAGCTCATAGTCCGGCGCACGCCAAAGAAGCGGGGGCTTGACGAATGGCTTCCACGTTCCGTGGAGAATCTCTGCGAACCGTTGGATGGAGCGGTCGAACTCCGCGCCCCACCAAGGCGCGTGGATGAAAGAGAAGGTGGGGTGAAGCGCCGGGAGCACCACGCGCCCCTCAACGCCCTCCACACGGCTCTCTTGGGGGTAGCCGTACCACTTCTGAATGCTGTCGAGCCCAAGCGCCCCTTTGAGGGCCCACTTCCCCATGGAGAAGATGGGACCGCTGTGCCTCTGGAGAAACTGCGTACGGTAGGGGGCGCAGCACTTGACAGCCTTCCCCCAATCGCTGTCGCTCATCCCCTTCAGCGGGAGGCACGCCACGCTGTTGCCAATGTTGGCGTGTGCGCGAACGATACCCGCCTCGCGCGCGGCGCGGTCGAGCCTTGTTCCGGTTGGGCCGATGAGGGGGGTGCGGCGCAGAATCTCCTGCCGGCCGGGGCTCTCGGCGAGCCAGGTGTGTGTAGCATTCGGTGTGGTCAGATGGGGACAAAATGGCTGCTGCGCCAGCGGGCAACTGGCGCAGGCACAATCGAGTGGCTTACCGTAGTCCATCAACAAACCAGGGGCGCCACCTTGCGCCGGGGTCGGACCGACGAGGCGGCTTCCCCTGCTCTAGGGGTTAGGCCGGCGCGCCCGCGCCGTTCGTCGTGGTGCTGTCGGGGGGCAGAAACGCCGCCAGGCGGCCCCGACCAGTCAGCGCGTACTCACGGTACTCACCGGCGACGCCAGGCGTCCCATGACACGCTATGTAAGTGAGGCCCGCGTTGTGAAGCTCCGACAGGCGGCCACGGGCCGTGTTGGGGTTCAACCCTAGCTCATCGATGCAGTGCCCGGCATGGGTGCGGTACCGCCGGCTCATCAGCTTGAGAATCTTCTCCTTCGCTGTCATCACTCCTCCATCTCGGCGAGAGCCTGGGCCACCGCCTCGTGCAGGGTGTCCTGGTCGACAACGTCGGTGGTGTTCACCACGTCACCGTCCCGAGCTTCCGCAGTCACGAAGCCGATGAACTGGCTGATACCGCTGAAGTCCGAGCCAGGCGGGTTGATTTTGGCTTTCTGCGGACTGAAGAACAGCCGCTTGCCGACGAAGCTCTTGAGGTAGTCCTCATCGTCGGCGAGCCGCTGGAGCCCGCTGAATACGGCGAGGCGGTCGGCGGCAAAGGCGCGGTCGACGGCCGGCCCGGAGATGGTTGCGCCGTCCTGGGTCTCGTACACGCCCTTGCTGACCTTGCGGGGGGCCTTCGGAAATTCGGGGTCGCAGGTTCGCAGGAACGCTCCGCCCTTCGCCCGAATCTTGCCGAGGGTGGCCGGGTCATCGTCGTCCATGGGCCTCTGGACGTAGAGGGACATGGCGAGGTCCTGCTGCGGATAGTCGTTGACGATGGGGGCGATGCGGACGGTGGTCTGGGGGCGCCCAGCCCCACTCTCGCCATCGCTGATGTCGACGACCTCACCGAACAGCAACATGCCTTTCTCGGACTTGAGGGGGGTTTTGATTCCGGACATCACGGCTGCGACTCTTGGGTCCATACTCATAGGGACTCTCCTTTGGTTTGGGGCTCAATGCCCTGTTCACACTTGATTCGAAACGCCTGAACGCTGTCAGCGAGAGCAATAACAGCATGAGCACCAGGAAATTCATCCCGCGTCCATGACGCTGCTTCAACCACACGTTGGGCCGCGCGGTACAACCCGTCGGAAAACATCCTTTGGTCATCTAGCGCCTGTTGAAGCGCGAGACACTTCTCCGCGAGAGCATCGCGGGCCGCCTCGAGCTTCTTCACCTTCTCGCGGGCTGACACGATGTCTCGCTGCCATTGGTCCATTGTCATAGTGATGGACGACACTCTACACCCATTCGTCGGCGGAAAGCAAGCGTTTGCACGCGCGCCAGATAGCCAGGTTCTCCCCGAGCGTCTCGTCTTCATCGTCGCTGGGTTTTCGCGCGGCGACCCCGAACGATTCCTGGAGCCGCCCGTTGACAAGAACGAGCAGCCGTGCCACGGTGAAGCGCCCCTGCCGCCCGATGGTGACAACGGGGGCCCCGAAAATCAGTGGCATCTTCTCCATGCTTGGCCGCAGCGTTGACAGCATCAACAAGTAGCTGATTGCAAGTCGACTGGTGTCTCTCATTGTTTCCCCTTGAGTGGACTAGCCCCAAATGCGTCGGTGCGACACGCTTCGTGGATTTCAATGGCCCTTGCCCGTGTGATGTACGGCTCAGCGCGACAACGCTCGCGGGCACGCCACCACGCCTCAAATTCCACCTCGTCCCTGACAATAATGAAGTTCACGCGTCCGGCGTAATATGGGGATGACGGGACCTTGGTCGGCAATCCGGCGAGTCGTTCGAAGCCATCCACAATCTTAATTAGCTCCCTCTGCAATTCGTCGTCACAGAGAACAACCAAGTCCAAATCCGAATCTTTCGTTGCGTACCCGAAAACGCGGCTCCCTGTCATGAAGCATTTCAGCGGTTGGCTCATTGTTCCTCCGGCATGGGCTTCGCACACCCCTGTGCAATCTTCGTGAGCAGGGCACCGAGATGTGCCGGCTCGACCTCGTTCACACACACGGACAAGCGCATCTTGCCCTCTGTCTTCGTGTCGTTGAAGCGGACTTCCCGCTTCTTCGCCCCGCCCGGCTGCTCCGTCGACACGAGCCGCCCAGTCAGGGTGAGCGCGGCCCGAATCTGATTCGCGCCCTTGTTCCCCTCTAGGTCAAAGGGAAGCCGCCCCTTCGTCCCCGAGGCGACCGCGGAGTCCTCCTTGTAGAACGTGCCGTTCTTGTCCATGATGACCTTCGGCGGCTTGATGTGCGCCGTGAGGAGAACAGGGACCGGCACCTTCTTCAGCTTGGACATCCACTCGCGGGCCTTGAATGCAAACTCGTTGTACCCCTTCGGGCCCTCATTCCTCGTTTGGATGACAGTGTTAACAGCCTGAAACAGAACACTGGCGGTGTCGATGACAGCGAGACGCGTCGGCGCTTTTGCCACAACATCGGCAAGGAAGGCCGGGATGTCCATGAAGACGGAGAACATCTCCGCATCCGTCATGGCTGTGAAATCGAGGATGCGGGGGACGCTGACGTTCCCCTCCTCGAGCATGATGAGCCCCGAGCTGTCAGTTTCGAGGAGCACGATGTCCTCCAGCTCAACGTGCTCCTTCGCGGGCCATTCATGGGGGTAGAACCGGCTTCCCGTAAGCGCATAGTGCGTCTTGCCTTCACCGTAGGCGCTGAGGACCATCATCCGGAAGCCCGCCCAGAAGGGGATGTCCTTGCTCGACGACAGCGTGAGCTTGGGCTTGCTTGTTGCGCTCTTGCCCTTTGCAAGGGCGGCTGTCACATCGGCCACAGAGGTTGCCACTATCGCGCTCCTTTCATGATGTCGTTGATTTCTGCCAGGGCATCTTTGGCACGCTTGCCATCGGCGTTGGCGTAAAACATCAACGCTTTCTTCGCCGTCTCGAGCGCCCGATACACCGCCTCCGCCTCATCCTCGCGGAGGGGCTCCTCGGGACAGCGAGGGTCATCGAGTTCCTGGAGTCTTGCGTAATACAGCGTGTCATCGCCCATCTCTACCATCCTTTGCAGGTACCATCGCTCTTGAAAGCGCACTGGCCCCAGTCGTTGCAGCGGGAGATGTTCGCCCTCCCACTTTTCGTGTTCTCGGCCGCGACCCACTGCGCGTTCGCGAGCCGCTCTTGCGCATCTTCGCCAAGCATATCCTCCGCGTCGAACGCGGCACCAGACGCCCAACTGCCCTCAGCCCACAACTTACTTTTGGAGACGTAGGCAACCGCGTGGAAGATGAAGAAGCAGCTTGGCCGCTGCCCCAGTGCCTCCTCCGTGCGTGCGAGGTACATCGTCCCGGCGAGGCTCCACTCGTACTTCTCGTGGAGCTGATTGTTCTTTTGGAGGCTGGTCTTCAAATCCCACACCATGATTCCCGGCCGCACGCGCTCCCCAAAGCGCTCAAAGATGCGCTCGCTTGCGGCCGCATCCACCTCAAAGAGGGCGTCAACACGCCCACCGCCGGGGAGCTTGACCTCAGTGCCAAGCAGCTTCCCCCAAAAGCCGGGGGGAAATTGCTCGCGATAGGCGCGGAACAGCGGCCAGGCCCGTTGGAGAATCTCATCAATTTCAGGCTGCTCGCTGTGCTGTGGGAACACGTCCTCCGGATTCTCCCCGTCGTGATACAGCTCCACCAGCTTGTGGCAAGTCGAGCCGATGTTGCGGGCGAACGTCCGCTTTCCTAGGACATCGAACGCCTCCCCTTCCTGCTTGATGCGCTCGAGGATAAGGCGCACCTTCTTCGCACATCCGAGCGCAGCAAACAGCTCGCTGGGGCCACCCTCGTGCTCCTCAGGGGCTGAGGCAAAGAGCTTCAACAGCTCGTTGTCATCAAAATAGTCAACCACAGCGCACCGCCACGGCAACGATACCAACGACAGCCAAGAGAAGCACAGCGAGGGCAGCGGGGCCGATGTCCCGCTTCTTCTCCGGTGGGTGCCACCAATTGGTAGGTGGCGGGATATCCGGCGGCCATTTGGCGGGGCGGTTGTACCAAGCCGGACTCATCCCGTCACCTCTACGCCGAGGGCCGCGGCAAGAAACAGCACAGACAGCAGAGCGTCTGTCGTTGTCCCATCCGTATAAACAAACTCGTGGCACGCAAACCAGCCGTGGGGGTCCGGGCCAAATGCAGTGACAACAGGGCATGCCCCGCACTCTCCGGGCTCGCCGTTCGGGTTTCCGGCAAAATCGCACAACGTACAAGCCCCACCATACGCACCCGAATATCTATCTGGGGCCGCTTCCGCTGCCTCAGCCCACTTCCTGACCGCGCCATTCACTGCTTCCTCAAGTGTCATCATTTCCTCTCCTGCGGATTTCCTCCGCGATGATAAGCTGCACCCGCAATGCTTGCAGCTTCGTTTGTTGATGCTTCACCAAATCCCGATATGCCGTGAGCCGCCTCTCTGCCGTTTTGACCGCCCCCGTAAGCTCCTCAACTGAGCGTGTTGGAACGGGGACATCGTCACTTTGGAGGAGCGGGGTCATTCCTCTCCCATCGCGTCAAACAGCGACGCTTCTTCGTCGGAGCAGACGGAGAACGCAGCCTCCGCCAGCAATTTCTCCAGGTCGTCTTCATCGTTCAGGGCGATGCGGATGTCGTGCTCGGCTTCCCCCTCCTTCGTCACCTGTGAAATCTGCCACAGCTTGTCGTTCAGCGCCACAGCCATCCGCTCCTCAACGCTGTTCGGTCGCACGAGAATCTCGAGCACGGTCGGGGCTGTCCCATCGAGGCGGGGAAACCGTCCGGCAACCTGCGTCAGGACCTTAGGGGACCAGTAAAGTTCTGCCAGAAGATTCCGGTGACACCAGCTAAGGCTAATGCTCTCTGACACCGCGTGCATTGTTGACACAAGGAACCCGGCGGGCTGTTCGCGGAGCGCCGCAATCCTGGCCGCTCTCGGTGTCGTCGGGATACTGCCATCGACAAGCACGGTGGGCCGGCCAAGTCCAGATAGCACCGCGGCGAGCCGAGCCGCAGAGGCTCTTCTGTGCGTAAGTACCGCCACATGCTTGGCTTCATGCATCACCTCTCTTGCCCAGTCAAGGACGAACGTGTCGGGGTCAATGTTCCCAGGTACGCGCAGGGGCTTGATTTGAAACTGCGGAATGTGGCCTGCGAGGGCCGCGCGGGTGACGCGGCTCATCATGAAGCCGAGGCGATAGCGCAGCTCCTCAGCATACTCGTCCAGGAGCCCACCCCAATCCGTGCCGTTGACGGTGTAGATGCGCTCCAAGTACCGCTGGAGAAAGCTGAAGCCGGGGCGGCGCCCATCCCCTTTTCCGAAGCGCATAGGCCACACGGTGTCGACGATGTTGAACAGGCCCATCACCTTGTTCGGAATTGGGGTGGCAGAGAGAACGAGGACAGGCCCCTTGTGCCTCTTCGCCATCCGCCGAAGCACGTTGCTCCGTTTGGTGGATGGGTTGGCTAGCATGTGTACCTCGTCAATGACAAGAACCCCACCCGCTTCGAGGAGCACGCGTTCGCGCTCCGCGTTCAACAACTCAGGCGAGACGATGCGGGCCGGGCGAGAGAGCACCTCGTCCCAGGAGGCCCGTCGCGCCTTCGTTTGCGTCTTGCGGGTGGGGCTCATGTCAATCATCGCCACCTGTTGCTCCGGCCACCACTGCTCAAACTGTTTCACCCAACCAGGCCGCGCCATGGCAGGGGCGACCACCACCCCCCGCTCAACACCCAACCGCTTCCACGCCTCGATTGCCTCCGCGGTCTTCCCGCACCCCATCTCGTCAGCGAACAGCCAGCGTTGGCCAGGCGCAGCAAGCGCGCGGTCGATAGCGTCGAGCTGATGGGGGAGGTGTTTCATTTCGCCAGCCTCCGCAACAGCCTGCCCACCTTCACCTCTGACCAGTCAAACGGATGCACGCGTGGGTGTCTGAGGACAGCCGCGCCCACGTTGTAGGAGACCGTGAACAGATAGGCGTGCTTGTCGGGGTGCGCCGCAATCCACGCCTCCACATTTTCGGGGCGGTCATCGATGAATGCGTCGCCCTCAAGCAGCTCTTTGCGGACGATGGCAACACACTCAGCTCGCGCAGCACTCATGCGGCGCTCAAGCCACGACACGCGCTCATACCACCATTCTCGACAGGACGCCCATGGGGATGTGGCGAAGATGACATCGTGTCCCTGGAACCGAAGTTCTGCAACACCACGAGCTGCACCAGGAAGGCCGGCGAGCCCCCGCCAAAATGCCCCGCGCTTCAACACCAACTTCACCATCTTTTGCTCATTCGGTGTCAGGTCCCTCTCGATGAAGCCCCACTGCTTTGCCACAAGCGGCCGGCCAATCAGCTCAGCCACTCCGCCAACGAAGTTGGCAAGAACGCCGTCAACGTCGCAAATGATTCGTGCCATGGTTCACTCCTCTCTCAGCAACAGCATGTGCATTACCTCTTCTGGGAGCGCCCATGCCTTTTTGCTTCCGTCGAACCCAACGCCGGGGATGTCACCCCAGCCGGAGGTGTCAACGTCTCCGCTGACCGTCACCCACCAAAACCAGGGGCGGTCTTTGCGGCGCTTGCCGTGCCATCCTGGACCGGATGCGATGTCCTCAGCCAACATGACTAGTGATTCGTCCCGAGCGCGACGATTGCAGCCATGAAGCCACAGGCGATAACGCGCTCGTCCTCGGGAAGGCCCTCCACAGCCATGCATCCGTGCTCCTCAAACACAGACCAAGGACAACGAGTGCATGTTCCGTCTCGAGCTAGCTTGGCCGCGTTGCACATCTCCTCGTTGTCGAACGTACGGCGTTCGAAAACGATGTTCATATCGTGCACGACTTCTTCCTGGACGCGCTTGCTGTACTTCATCCTTCACCTCGCCTAGGGGCTCCAAACCACTCCGGATTGGTCACGCCTCGCAGCTCCATCTCAAGAAGCATCAACGCGTTCCAGGCGAGGTGTGCGAGGTGATAACACCCGCTGTCCTCCGCTTTCACCTCTCCCATGCGACGGTCTTGCAAGTGTCGCCAGAGTGCGTCCTCGTAGAAATGCATGCCATCCGCCTCGGCACACTGCCAGTTGTTGGCGCCATGCTTCCCCTGCCCATACAGGGCGACTCGCCACACTTCAGTGAGGGCGCGGCGAAAGGGCTCTGCCTTCTTGGAGCCGTAGGCGATTTTGGAGTCGACCGAGCTGCTGTTCGCTAGTTCCCGCGGAGCCCTCGGGCCAAACTCCGAGTCGAGGTACTTGTCCATTTCGCCATTTCGACAGGCTTCGGCGTTTTTCCCACAAGGCCTCCCTGGCGCATACGGCCAAGCATACCCTGCGTTTTCGAGAATCCGGTTCGCGGGCACATCCCCCTGCATCGTCCACGTCGACCACCTGTCTCCTGGGTATGCAGCGACCACGCACAGCTCACCCCCAAAAGCTACATCCGCCGGCAACCGCCACACTCGCACTTCTTCCTTCTCCCACTTTGTCATCATCTCACCCTTTCTTGTAGCCGCGTGCCGACCGATGCAGCACGCCCATCCCGACCAGATGGTCAACCATGTTCTCTGCAGCAGCGCGAGGAAAATCCCACAACTTCGCCAGCTGCTTCAGATTCACTGTCCCCGTTGTGTCGATGAGGTCCTCTGCGAGAGCCGCCATCGCGTCGCTGGGGGTTTCGTCAACCGGTAGCTCCACCAGCTCAAAGCCGGCTTTCCCTGCCTCGGTGTCAAAGAGCCACCGCAGGCGAAAGGCCCGCTCCTTGTCCACCTTCGACCGCGTGAGCAGAAACACCGAGCCGCGGTGGAACCCCTGTCGAAACGCAAGGTGGTGGTCGTAGGCCCCCCCGAGCGCGCTGGACCCGCGTGTCGCGGCATCGATGTCCTCATCCCATTCATCAACCCCGTAGCTCTTTCGCAGATGATGAATGAAGGCAACCGCCCCGCCGCGGGTCGCCGCCTTCAAATCGTCAAAGCCGGTGATAACCGCATCCATCGCCTGGGGGTCGTTCTCCGATGCGTTGGCGGCGCGGGTCATCGTGTCAATGACGCACAGCTTGATGTTCTCCTCCACGATGAGTTGCTTCACCTTGTAGCGCTCGGTGACGTTGGTCAGCCGCATGTGCGAGTAGCGATGTGCCCAGCGAATGTGGCCTTCCTCGCTCGCTGGGTGACCGTAGTAGTGGTCAAGCCAGTCCCAGCTATCCGCGAGACTCCACTCGGGGCCCTCGTACTCCATGAACAAGCAGGGGGAGGCAGCACCGTCGAAGTCCTTTGACAACCTTAGCCCGGGCACCGACCTCCCTGTTGAGATAACACGGCCAACCGCCATGGTGAACAGCGTTTTCCTGGCCAGTTTCGGGGGCCCCGTGACCTGGACCAAGGCATCCGCCGGAATCAGGCGCTCGACAATCCAGCGGGGTGGGGGGCTCTCTCGCACCTTCTTCTTCCAATCCCGCAGCAAGGGCGGTGGCCATTCAGGCGTCTGAGTCATCGGATGCCGGGGCCTCCGCTTCTTCAGCCGCGAACGGGCGGGGGAATGCTCCGCGCATCCAACCGAGAGCGTAGGCGGCCGCCCAATCCGCCGGACCATGACACTCGAGGGAGCGCATGCCGGCCATTCCCTGAACAAGGCCGCACCGATAGGCATCGTTCTTGCTTTCACTGCGAGGCACGCGCCGCTGACTCGTCTGCCACACCGTCAGGGCGTTGGCCCGTTCCCACTCAACCGGCCCGCGCTCCGGGGCGCACAAAATCTCCATGAACTTATCGGGCTTGTCCTGTGCATCACTCATGGCTGTTCCCCTTGTACTGCCCCCAGCACACGCTTACGCACGTGCCGACTTTGGGAGAGGCGTCGCAGGTTTGGAGGCAGATTTGAAAGGCGCGCTCCTTGTTGGTTTCGGCGACACAGCCCCGCACGGTGGCAAAGGCAAAGACCCCAAGGAGCGCAATAACGGCGCCCATTTGGAGCGCTGTGGAAAGCAGCGCTCTCATAGCCCCACTTCATCATCCGGCGAATCCGGTTTGACGATGACGCGGCCGCACGCGTCACAGTTAAGCCCGACGACGCCCCATGTATCCTCGAGTTCTTCCTTGGGGATTGCAACACGCCGCCCTTCCAACGCCTGCGCAACATCACCACTCGCGCAGCTTGGGGTGTACGCCTCGCAAGCTTTGCACACGATGTAGTCACCGACTTCCCACGCACCGACACCACGGTTGTTGGCTTTCATTTGCCCACCTCTGCTAGCGCTTTCGCCGCACACGCCGCACACGTAATCAGGATGGCGGAGACCGGAGCCGGCGCGTCCAAGTCTTCAATCTTAGGAATGAAAAGCTCAGCGGTGGAATCGGCCCGAACCACCAAGGCCGAATCATTCGGTCCCAAAACGATTGTCGTAGACGCACTCATCTCTTGCTACCTCCAGGTCTCTCGGACCCATTTGAGTTGTTCCTCGCCGGGGGCGGGGATTCTGAACAGTACCACATTCGATTGGTGCACATGCGGCCACATCAGCTCATCATCAAGCTTGACGTGGGCTAGGCCCAATGCGTGCCCAAGCTCGTGCGCCAATATCGCCGCAATCTGGCGGTCTGTCAACGCCCTGGTTTTTGGGGACAAACCCACAATGACGTTGCGGCTGCAACCGCCCCTACTTGCGAGACGCCCGAAACGGGCGTAGCCATTCCAATCGGGGTCTGGCAGCTCATGCTCAACTACGAACACGACTGGCGCATCCACACCAACGACAACAGGCGGCCCCGCGCTGACGAAGAAAAGCGGGAGGCGCGCCCAATCGTTCCAGACGTCCGCCGCTGTTCGGAGCTGCGCGGAGAGCCGCGCATCGGTGAACAAGTCGAACACGGTAACCGGCGCGTCAGCGCACAGCATGCGGCGGCTCCCGTCCGGCCACTCGAGCAGCTTGGGCGAGGACGCACAGCCAACTGCACCTACGGCTAGGAGAATCAGAGCGCGCATTGCTGCCTCGCTTCCCGCGTCAACGCGCGGTCGAACCGCCGCCGCGCCGCGTAGCAGAAGGCGATGTAGGAGCGCCGGGGCCGTTCCGCAAACCGAATGGAGTGCCGCCCTACCTCCACCACATAGAGGTGAAGGTCTTTGAGCGCTTTGTGATAGCGCTCCAGCTCAGGCGGGAGCAACGCGGCCAAAGCCTGCCGGTCCACAAGCTGCGAGGCATAAAGCGTAACCAGTACGGAATCCAGCACCTTGCGGCTCCGCGCCTCCGCTTCGAGTCTGGCCTTCACTTCCTCGCGCACGAGCCCGGCCTCTACCAGTTGGTCTTGAAGAGTCATCTCTTCTTCCTCTCCGTTGTTGAGCATCATTGCTCTGGTCGCCCCCGCGGCCGGGGGCCAGCACAGCAATGCTATTCGTCCAGCGCTAGGGCCAGTATGATGATAAGCAGCAACACAACAAGACACATGCTACACCACCTCACTCTGTGCGGGCGCGCTCGTCAAGAGCACAGCCGCTTGATTCAGGTCTCGCTTCAGTCGCAGCGCAACGCTACGCATCTCTCCGCTGAGGGAGGCGGGCGGGGAAGTCCCCACCTCGACCACAAAGCATTCCTCGACGTTGCCCTCCCATACACCAAGGCCCTTCAAGATGGTTGCGCCTTTTACGCCGACCTCCGATAGCGCTGTCAGCGTCGCGGT